GTGGAGCATTAAAGACTCCTGGCGCTGGGCAAAAAGGATTAAAGAAGTTGCCTAAGCCTGTACGTAACAAGATGGGTTACATGGCTAAGGGTGGCATGACCACGAAAAAGAAAGGTTACGCTATGGGCGGTATGACTGGTGCGTATGACCCAGTTAAAGCTGACATGCAGCGTCAGAAAGGTATGATGCAAGCTCAGCAACCACAACAAAAACCTATGATGGCTAAAGGTGGAGCCATGAACAAGAAGAAAAAAGGTTACGCTAAGGGCGGTAAGGTAATGACGTACAACTTAGGTGGTATGGTTAAATCACAGACTGACAACCGCAAGAACAAAAAGTAATGCCTGTACACAAAGTAAAGGGTGGCTATCAGTGGGGTACGAAAGGTAAAGTGTACCCTACTCGTGCTCAAGCTGAAAAGCAAGCCCGTGCAGCCTACGCTAGTGGCTATAAAGGTAAAGCTAAACCGTCACAAAAAAAGAAAAAGAGTAGTAAGTAATTATGGTAGCACTACCTTTTAATACGTTCTTTAAAAGTAAGACTATTACAGCTACTTCAGGTGGTGCTAGTGCTGACGCTATCTATACTGTACCGCCTAATCACGATTGTATTGTTACGTTTATGCACGTAAGCAATGGCGGTAGTTCTACAGACAATGTAACTATTCAAGTCTATACTGTATCAGATACTACGTACCATCATCTTATTGATGCTAAATCTATTGCAGGTAATGATGTGTATAATGTAGTTACATCTGATAGAATTTATTTACATGCAGGTGACAAGATTGTAGCGTTTGATGGTGGTGGTGACTTAGAGATCACTGTATCAGGTGAAGAACACTTCAACCCTAACCGTAGTACATAGCGGGTATGCAAACTTGTATGTAGTACGCTAACATAAAATATGATATAACTATCTCCACACGCACATAAGCAAAAGGAGATAGTGCAGATGTTTAAACGTATATTAAAGCGGTTCCAAGAGAACCAACAACGCAGAGCAGACTATTGGATACTCATGAATATGAGTGACAAAGAACTGCACGATATGGGGATAAGTCGTGGCGAAGTCAGGCAAAAAGTCTACGGTTAATGCAGCGGGTAATTATACTAAGCCTACTATGCGTAAGCGCTTGGTTGCTTCCGTCAAAGCTGGAGGGAAAGGTGGAAAGCCAGGACAATGGTCCGCCAGGAAAGCTCAAATGGTCGCTAAGCAGTACAAAGCTAAGGGAGGTGGTTACAAATGATTACTAGAGTTAAATGCTACGTAAAGCGTGTAATCCGTGTTTTACTAAACCGTAAATGTGAATGTCAGTGTGAGTGCTGCTAAATGGCGTTAGCTAAATCTCAGAAGAGCTTAAAGTCTTGGGGTAAGCAGAAGTGGAGAACCAAGAGTGGTAAACCTTCTACGCAAGGCCCGAAAGCGACAGGTGAGAGATACTTACCTGAGAAAGCTATTAAGTCTCTTAGTTCTTCTGAGTATGCTGCTACCTCACGAGCTAAACGAAAAGGCACTGCTAAGGGTAAGCAGTTTGTGGCTCAGCCTAAGAAAGTTGCAGCCAAAGTAAAACCTTATAGAAAGACTAAATAGTATGGCACGTAATCTAACAGAAAATCAACGTAAGTTTCTTGAAGTGCTTTTCGAGGAAGCAGGTGGTGATGTTGTACGTGCTAAGAAACTAGCAGGTTACAATGAGGGTTCATCTACTACAGCTATTGTGGAGTCATTGAAAGATGAGATATTTGAAGCAACTAAATCATACATGTCAAGAGTTGGCCCTAAGGCTGCAGTTGCGTATGCCTCTGCTCTGGACGATCCTACCCAGCTAGGCATTAAAGAAAAGATGATGGCTGCAGGTCAGATCTTAGATCGTGCTGGTGTCGTTAAGACTGAAAGAGTAAACGTAGAGTCTTCGGGTGGTTTGTTTATTTTACCACCTAAGCAACAAGAGAGTGATGAATAAAAAAGGACAGCGCTCTTTAAACTATGCGTACTGGATGCTACCTAAAGCACCATTTAAAGTTAAGCTTTGGCAGCGGATACCTAGAGTAAGTACGTACATACCGTTTGGTTACGAGATAGATCCTGACGATGAGGATTGGCTATTACCGATAAGTAAAGAGTTAGAACTTTTAGAGCTTGCAAAGAAACATCTAAAGAAGTATAGTTACCGTCAAGTATCTGCGTGGTTAACTACACAATCAGGTAGAAGCATTACCCACGATGGATTAAAGAAGAGAATAGATGTCGAGCGTAAAAGAAAAAGACTTACTACAATTAAACGCCAGCTTGCCCAAAGGCTCGAAAAAGCGTTACGTCAGATCGAAGTCCTCGAAAAAGAAAGACCAGGTTGCTACACCTACGAACAACAAGACGAAGACGACAACAGCACCAACCCCAAGCCCAGCGCAAGTAAAGCCTCCTGAGTTTGACCCTATAGAAGCACAAAACATTGTATTCAGGCCAAACCCAGGACCACAAACGCAGTACTTAGCTTCAGGTGAACGTGAAGTACTGTATGGTGGAGCAGCAGGTGGTGGTAAGAGTTACGCTACATTAGCTGATCCTTTACGTAACATGAACAACCCAGACTTCAGTGGTCTACTTGTACGTCACACGACAGAAGAACTTAGGGAACTCATACAGAAAAGCCAAGAGTTGTACCCTAAAGCTATACCAGGAATTAAGTGGTCTGAGCGTAAGAGCCAGTGGACTACACCTAGAGGCGGCACATTGTGGATGTCGTACTTGGATAGAGACACTGACGTTATGCGTTACCAAGGTCAGGCGTTTAACTACATAGCGTTTGACGAACTGACGCAGTGGGGTAGCCCCTATAGCTGGAATTACATGCGTTCACGTTTACGTAGTGCAAATAAAGACTTAGGCTTGTACATGCGAGCCACAACTAACCCAGGTGGACAAGGACACTCTTGGGTAAAGAAAATGTTCATTGACCCAGCGTCACCTAATACGCCTTTCTGGGCAACGGACATTGAGACTGGTGAGGTATTGAAGTTCCCATCAGGGCATAGTAAAGCTGGTCAACCCCTATTTAAACGAAGGTTCATACCTGCCAGTCTATTTGATAATCCGTATTTAGCTGAGAGTGGCGACTATGAAGCAATGCTTCTGTCACTTCCTGAGCATCAACGCAAGCAACTACTAGAAGGTAACTGGGATGTCAACGAAGGTGCTGCCTTTCCTGAGTGGAACAGAGCCATACATGTCGTTGAGCCTTATAAAATTCCCTCTAGCTGGACTAAGTTTAGAGCTTGCGACTACGGCTACGGAAGTTACACAGGCGTTGTCTGGTTTGCTGTATCACCCAGTGAGCAGCTTGTTGTCTACAGAGAGTTATATTGTTCTAAGGTTACAGCTACTGATTTAGCTGATATGATACTTGAAGCTGAGAGTGAAGATGGCAGTATCAGGTACGGTGTGTTAGATAGCTCCCTGTGGCACAAACGAGGCGACACAGGCCCGTCCTTGGCTGAGCAGATGAACCAAAAGGGATGTCGATGGCGTCCTTCTGACCGTTCACGAGGCTCACGGGTTGCAGGTAAGAACGAGCTTCACCGCCGTTTGCAAGTTGATGAGTACACAGAGGAGCCAAGACTCGTGTTTTTCTCGACTTGCACCAATACTATAGCACAGTTACCTAGCATACCGCTAGATAAAAGAAACCCTGAAGATGTTGATACAAATGCAGAAGACCACTTGTATGATGCAATCAGGTATGGTATAATGACTAGACCAAGAAGTTCTTTATGGGACTTCAATCCAGTTTCACATAATGCAGGGTTTCAAGCTGCAGATTCAACTTTCGGATATTAAGCATGGCAGAAAACAACGATCAAGGCGAACTGTTTGAAACAGATGATTTAGCTGTTATTGAAGACGGTGATGAACTAGATGCACCTAGCGTAGTATCTTATGTTGAGTCACGCTTTAAACGTGCAGAGGACGCACGATATGTAGATGAAACTCGTTGGTTACGTGCTTACCGTAACTATCGTGGTATATACGGTAGTGATGTACAATTTACTGAAACTGAAAAGTCTCGTGTTTTTGTTAAGGTAACTAAGACTAAAACGTTAGCAGCGTATGGTCAGATCGTTGACGTGTTGTTTGGTAGCTCACGTTTTCCTCTTACAGTTAACCCTACTACGTTACCTGATGGTGTAGCTGAGTCGTTACACGTAAGCATTAACCCACAGGCTGAGCAAGCCACTGAGCAACTTACATCAGCTTTCGGTGAGGAACCTAAGGTAAGCTACTTGTTTGACCCTAACGAGAAGCTCAAACCAGGTGAAACTATGTTTGACCGCATGAAGCGTATGGGTCCACTGAAAGATAAACTTGATGTCTTCGGTGAGAAAGTTATGGAAGGTCCAGGCACTACGCAGGACACAGTAACGTTTCACCCTGCTATGGTTGCAGCTAAGAAGATGGAAAAGAAGATCCACGATCAGTTAGAAGAGAGTGGAGCTAATAAGCAGTTACGTCATACAGCTTTCGAGATGGCACTCTTCGGTACAGGTATTATGAAGGGTCCGTTTGCTATAGATAAAGAGTATCCTAACTGGAATGATGAGGGTGAGTATGACCCCTTAATCAAGACAGTACCATCTACAAGTCACGTATCTATATGGAACTTTTATCCTGATCCTGATGCGTACAACATGGATGAGGCTGAGTATGTAGTTGAGCGTCACCGTATGACACGCTCACAGATGCGAGCATTAAAGTCTAGACCGTTCTTCCGCAAAGACTCTATTGATGAAGCTATTGCACTTGGTGAGTCTTACGATAAGAAGTACTGGGAGCAAGACATGGAGGATGACAGTGTAAATAACACTGCTCCTGAACGTTATGAGATCCTAGAGTTCTGGGGTTACGTAGACTCAGAGATCCTAGAAGATAACGGTGTACGTATTCCTAGTGAGTTAAAAGATGCAGAGCAACTGAGTGTTAACGCTTGGGTATGTAACGGTACAGTACTACGCTTAGTACTTAACCCATTCAAGCCAGCACGTATTCCTTACTATTCTGTACCTTATGAGTTAAACCCTTACAGCTTCTTTGGTGTAGGTATTGCAGAAAACATGGATGATACGCAGACATTAATGAATGGTTTCATGCGTATGGCTATTGACAATGCTGCATTATCTGGTAATCTTATC